AGTTTGCACCGTGCTTTTTTCATGCCGTTTTAGCTCATATTGGCCAGAGCAGCTGCCTTGTAAGCAGCAGGCCGCCGGTTCGATTCCGGCAAACGGCACCATCGCAGCGGGCAGTGCGTACCCTGCCCACAACCGGACGCAGACGGAGAACTGCGTCATCAAACCGAGGTTTTACCCACAGAAAGGAGTTTCCACCATGAAACGCGAAGACGTAAAGAACAAGATCCCTGGCATTACCGAGGAGCAGCTGAACTGGCTCATGCAGGAGAACGGCAGCGACATCACCCGGGAGAAAAACGCAGCCGCAGCCTTGCAGACCCAGCTGGACAGCGCACAGGCACAGCTCAAGACCGCACAGGACGGCCTGAAGGCCTTTGACGGTGTGGACGTTGCCGGGCTGCAGGCGCAGGTTACCAAGTTGAAGGCAGATATGCAGGCGCAGGCCGATGGCTTTGCCTTTGACAGTGCCCTGAACACCGCCATCCTCGGCAAGAAGGGCCGCAGCGTGGATGCAGTGCGCGCTTTGCTGGATCTGGATGCCCTGAAGGGCTCTAAAGACCGCACCACCGACATCAACAAGGCGCTGGAGGATGCGGTCAAGGCGAACCCGTGGGCGTTCGGCGATACACAGTCTGCCGGGTATCCCAATGTTAAAGATGGCGGAGACCCTCGTCACAATCCTACCGGTTCCACCCGTGAGCAGTTTGCAAATTGGGCGGAGCAGATGTTTCACTAAGAAAGGAGATTTTTCACATGGCAACCATTGATATGAACCGCACGACCAGCATTTCCCTGCCCGGCGCTGTTTCCAGCGAGATCTGGCAGAAGACTCAGGAGGGCTCGGCTGTTATGCGGCTGGCGCGCAAAATCGAGCTCCCCGGTCTGGGCGTTACCATTCCCGTCATCACCGGTGACCCGGAGGCTGGCTGGGTCGGCGAGACCGAAAAGAAGCCCGTCAAGCGCGGCACGCTGGCCACCAAGCAGATGACCCCGTACACGCTGGCCGTCATCGTTCCGTTTTCCAATCAGTTCAAGCGTGATCTGCCCAATCTGTACGATGCGCTGATCCAGCGCCTGCCTCTGGCACTGGGCAAGAAGTTCGATCAGACCGTATTCGGCGGGGCAACTGTGCCGGGTTCCAACTTCGACACCCTGAAGGGCTGCACTGCGCAGGAGATCGGCACCGATGCATACGGCGGCCTCGTTGCTGCACAGGCAGACATTGCCGCCCATGACGGCATCCTGAACGGCTGGGTCCTTTCTCCCAAGGCGCAGTCTACCCTTCTGACCGCGGTGGACGGCAATAAGCGCCCGCTGTTTATCAACAATGTGGCCGAGGGCGCTGTGCCCATGATTCTGGGTGCAAGCGCTATGCAGAGCAAGGGCGCATACGTTGCCGACACCACGGCTGCCAAGAAGCACGTTGTCGGCTTTGCCGGTGACTGGACGCAGGCTGTGTACGGCACTGTGGAGGGCGTTCAGATCGCAATCTCCGATCAGGCTACTCTGACCGACGGCAGCACCACCATCAACCTGTTTGAGCAGAATATGTTTGCCGTGCGTGCTGAAATCGAGGTCGGCTTCCGCTGCGACACCACCGTGTTCAACAAGCTGACCAACACCGCCACCTGATGAGGTGCCGCCATGAGCTACGCAGAACTGCAGGACGTGGAGGCAGGCTTCCGCGTCCTGTCGGATGAGGAGCGCAGCCGCTGCACCGCCCTGCTGAGCGAGGCGGCGCTTATCATCGACGCCTACAACGCCGATGCCGATGCTGACCGCAAGCGGCTGGTATCCTGCCGGATGGTGCGCCGTCAGCTGGGCGAGGATGACAGCGGGGACGCTGTCACCTTCCCCATGGGCGCAACGCAGGGAACTGCCACGGCGCTGGGCTACAGCCAGAGCTGGACCATGAGCGGCGGCTCTACCGGCGAGCTGTATCTTTCCAAGCTGGAAAAAAAGCTGCTGGGCGTGGGCAGCAAGCTGGGCGCACACAGCCCGCTGGAGGACTTATGCTGAAGGGTATCGACATCATCCTGTACGAAAAGACCAAGACCGGCGAGGACGGCTTCCACAATCCCATCTACGAGGAAAGCCCCGTCACCGTGCACAACGTACTGGTGGGGCAGCCCACTGCCGAGGAGATCACCACCGAATTGCAGCTGACCGGGCGGCGCATCGCCTATACGCTGGCAATCCCAAAGGGCGATACCCACAACTGGGACAACGTCCGGGTGGCGTTTTTCGGGCAGACCTTCCGCACCTGCGGCGGGGCTGTGCAGGGTATCGAAGCCATGATCCCGCTGCGCTGGAATAAGAAAGTGCAGGTGGAACGCTATGAGTAAGGTGACCATCAAGCTGAACCGCAAGGGCGTGCGGCAGCTGCTACAAAGCCCGGAGATGGAGAACGCCCTGACCGGCATTGCCTTTGCGGCACAAAACCGCCTTGGCGAGGGGTACAAAGCCAGCTACTACAAAGCTGGCACCCGCGTGGTGGCTAAGGTGAGCGCCGAAAGCCCTGCCGCCCGCAAGGAGAACGCCGACACCAACTCTATTCTGAAGGCGCTGAAGTGATATGATCGAAGAAATCATCCAGAACTATCTGCGTGAAAACGCTTTTCCCTGTTATCTGTCCGTGCCGGAGAAACCCTCCGGCAATTTTTGTGTGCTGGAAAAGACCGGCTCCAGCTACGAGGACGGCATCTTTACCGCTACGCTGGCGGTGCAGTCCTACGGCAGCAGCGACTATGCCGCTGCGCAACTGAGCCACCGTGTGGTGCAGACCATGCTGGACGCAGACACCCTGCCGGAGATCGTCTCCTGCACGCTGAACACCGACTATAATTTCCCGGACACCACCCGCAAGCTGCCCCGGTATCAGGCAGTTTTCGATGTGGTGCATTACTGACGAAAGGAGCATTTTTCTATGAATGCAAAAAATGTGACCGCAGCAAAGCCCAAGGTCGGCGGTGCCATCTGGTGCGCCCCGCTGGGCACGGCTCTGCCCAAGGATGCAAAGACCGAGCTTGACCCGGCGTTCAAGAGCCTTGGCTATATCTCCAAGGACGGTCTGACCAACGCAAACTCCCCCTCTAACGAAAATACCGCCGCATGGGGCGGCGATACCGTGCTGAGCCTGATGACCGAGCGCCCGGATACCTTCCAGTGCACGCTGATCGAGGCGCTGAACGAGGAAGTGCTGAAGACTGTATACGGTGACGACAACGTCACCGGCACGTTGGAGACCGGCATCACCGTCAAGGCCAGCGCCGACGATCTGCCCTTCTATGCTTACGTTGTGGAGATGGTGCTGAAGAACAATGTGAAAAAGCGCGTGGTCATCCCCTGCGGCACTGTAACCTCTGTGGGTGATATCACCTATGCAGACGGCACTGCCGTTGGTTACCAGACCACCATCACCGCGATCGCCGACACGGATGGTAAGACCCACTACGAGTATATGCAGAGCGCCGGTAAGTAAGGAGGACTATCATGATCACTGCAAAAACTGAATCCGGCTTTTCCATTGAACTGGAAGAGAGCGCACTGGACAACATGGAGGTGCTGGATGCACTGTCTGATCTGGACGAGGGCAACCCGCTGGCCATGTCCAGGCTGGTCGTGAAGCTGCTGGGCAAGGACGGCAAAAAGCGCCTGTACGACCATCTGCGCACCGAAGACGGCCGTGTGCCCGCGTCTGCCGTTGAGAGCGCCATCATGGAGCTGTTCCAGTCCATCAACGCCGGAAAAAACTCTGCATCCTCGCCGAACTGATCGCAACGGACGAGGACGCACTGATCTGCGATTTTGTCCAGTATTACAACCTGCTGAACTGGCGTGCCCTACCGGTGCGGCTGGCGGCCACTCTGGCCGCCGGTCTGCCGCCGGACAGCCGCAGCATGATGGTGCTGCATGGGCAGAAACTGACCCTTGCGCAGACCCTGCAGGCGGCTGAACTAGACACCCTGCAGGCCATCTGCTGGCGCATCGGACGGCTTGCGAATGCGGACGAGAAACCGCCCACATCCATCCTGAACACCCTGCTGGGCAAGACAGAAGCAGAATCCGAGGACAGCCCGGTGCAATATTTTGACAGTCCCGAGGAATTTGAGGCGGCGATGCGCGCCGCAGAAGGAGGTGAACCAGATGGCAAACGGCATTGAGCTGGCAAAGGCTTATGTCCAGATCGTGCCCTCTGCCGAGGGTATTCAGGGCAGCATCAGCCATATCATGGGCGGCGAGGCGTCCTCTGCCGGTGAAAGCGCCGGCACGCTGCTGGGCACAAAGCTGGTGGGCACCCTGAAAAAGGTGATCGCCGCTGCGGGCATCGGCAAGGTGATCTCGGATTCCCTGAACCTTGGCGGCGCATTACAGCAGAGCATCGGCGGCGTTGAGACCCTGTTTAAAGAGAGCGCTGATATGGTCAAAGCTTACGCTGCACAGGCGTACCGGACAGTGGGTCTGTCTGCCAACGAATACATGGAGCAGACCACCAGCTTTGCCGCCAGTCTGCTGTCCAGCGTGAGCAAGGATACCAACGCCGCCGCGCAGCTGGCCAACATGGCCATGGTGGACATGGCCGACAACGCCAACAAGATGGGCACTGACATGGCGTCCATCCAGAACGCCTATCAGGGCTTTGCCAAGCAGAACTATACCATGCTGGACAACCTCAAGCTAGGCTACGGCGGCACGCAGGCAGAGATGCAGCGGTTGCTGACCGATGCAGAGAAACTTTCCGGCGTGCATTACGAGCTGGGAAATCTGGCGGATATGTACAGCGCCATCCACGTTATCCAGACCGAGATGGACATCACCGGCACTACGGCAAAGGAAGCTGCCACCACCCTCACCGGCAGCTTTGCAGCCATGAAGGCAGCAGCGCAGAACGTACTGGGCGACTGGAGCACCGGCGCAGACCTGACCGCGCCCATGCAGGCGCTGGCAGATACTGCCCGCACCTTTTTGCAGGGCAACCTGCTGCCCATGATCGGCAACGTGCTGGCGGGCATCCCGCAGCTGGTGTACGGCCTTGTACCGGAGGTGCTCCAGACCGGCACGGAGCTGGTCAGCAGTCTGGCGGCGGGCTTTGCGCAGGGCATCCCGGCGTTTCTTTCCACTGCCCTGCCGCAGCTGCTCTCGTTTACCGAGGAACTGCGCGCCAACGCGGGGCAGTTTGTGGATGCAGGTCTTAACTGCATTACCCAGCTGCTCAACGGCCTGATCGCCGGTCTGCCGCAGCTGATCGCCTATGTGCCGGATATCATCATCAATATTGCGGGCATCATCAACGACAATATGCCCAAGATCCTTGCGCAGGGTGTTTCCATCATCGTGCAGCTGATCGCGGGCATCATACAGGCCGTGCCTGCCCTGCTGGCCAACTGGCAGAAAATTTTACAGGCGATCCTGTCTGTGATCTCTGCCATCAACTGGCTGAACATCGGCAAGAACATCCTCACCAGCGTGGCGAACGGCGTAAAGAGCATGGGCTCCAGTATGCTGACCGCCTTCAAGGGCGGCTTTTCCAGCGCACTGAGCTGGATCAAGAGCCTTCCCTCGCAGGCTGTGAAGTGGGGCAAAAACCTGATACAGGGCTTTATCAAGGGCCTGACCGGCAAGGGCAATGTGGTGAGCAATGCCGCCACCGCTGTCACTGCCGGTATTTCTTTGGCCGAGACCGCCAGCGGCAAACAGGACAACTGGGCTGCCAGCTGGGCAAGCGCCAACACAAGCCTTGGCAGCAGCGCTCAGACCATGGCAGAGATCGCCATCCCGGCCTATACCAAGTCCGGGGACGCTGCCGCGGCTTCGGCCTCCAAAGCCGCAGCGGCTGCGTCCAAGACCGCCACGGCGGCCTCTGTGGTCAGCTCCTACGCCGATACCGTCACCGAGGTGCTGGGCAAGGTCACCCGCACCACCCAGACCACCGACGAGGTGCTCTCCAACGGGCAGAAACAGCAGAAGCAGACCATCACCGAGACCAGCCGCCAGCTGGTGAACGGTGTGCTGAAGAATATCAAGACCATTACCACCATCGGCGCAAACGGCAAAAAGACCGTGCAGCAGACCATGGAAACGGTGCGGGAGCTTGCCTCCTCCGTTACCTCCACGAGCGAAACGCTGGTGGACGGCATCCGCGCCACCATCCAGACCGTGACCGAGACCCTGACCGACGGCACCGAAAGCCAGAAGCAGACCATCACCAAGACCTACACCGCCATCATCGACGGTGCGCTGCGCACGGTGAAGGAGGTAAAGACCATCGCCGCCGACGGCACCGAGCAGGTGGCAAAAACGCTGGAGGATGCCTCCTCCAAGAACTTTTCAGGTCTGTTGCAAGGCTGGAAGAAGGAGGCCGATAAGGGCGTGCTGGACACCTTCAGCACGCTGGTCTCTGCCGTAAAAAGCAAGAACTGGAAGTCTATCGGGCAGTGGGTACTGTCCACCCTGTACAACGGCCTTGCACCGGAAAGCCAGAAGCTTATTGACGACTTCGGGCTGAACCTCATCCGGCAGCTGAACAAGGCGCTGGGCGATAAGATCAGCGACATTTCGCAGAAGGCGTGGGATATCGGCAGCAGCATCGCGGACGGTATTGCCAAGGGTCTGGGCAATGCACTGGGCAAGGACGGCGGGGTGCAGGATATCCTGAACGGTCTGAACGTGGATATCTCCGACGTCGGCAGCAAGATCATGAGCGTGCTGGGCACCATGGGTACCAGCATCGGTACGTTTGTTTCCAACGCGGGCACGAACATTGCCGGACTTGCCGGGAGCATGGGCAGCCTTGGCACGATCGTAGAGAGCATCGGCGGAGCGCTTGGACAGGTTGGCACACTGATCATGTCGAACCCGGAAGTCGCCGCCATCGTGGCCATTGTAGCGGGTGTTGTGGCGCTGGGCGTTGCGCTGTTTGCAAAGTTTGGCAAGAGCAAAAAGACCACCAGCACGCAGAAGGCGCACTCCTACAAGGACATTCAGGACGCCTACTGGTACGGCAACGAGCGCGCCTTTGCTGGCTACGATTATCGCACCGACCCCTATGTCATGAACCCGGACAACAACGCCATGCTTGCCTATCAGGCCAAGATGCAGGCGCAGATGGAGCGGCTCTACGGCGTGGTGGCGAAATATCTGCCAGAAGCCGGAAACAGCGTGATCGCGCTTGACGGCGAGCAGGTGGGACGCATTATCACCCCCAGCGTGAACAATAATCTCGGCGATCTGGCAGTGCTGAGCGAACGAGGAAACTGATATGTACGAGATCTATGCATACCCCTACGGCAACCCGGACGCAAAGCTGCTGCTCTATCGTCCCAACGACTCGCAGGCACTGGTGCTGTCCCCCAAGCTGACCCGTGAGGTCAGCAAGGGCGGCAGCCTTGTTTTTACCATGACGCGGGATCATGCACAGTACGATATGCTGCAAAAACTGAGCACGGTGGTACAGGTGCGGCGGGATGGCAAAGAGATCTGGCGCGGACGGGTGCTGAAGCACGAGGCCGATTTTTACAATCGGCGGGTGGTGTACTGCGAGGGCGCACTGAGTTACTTCAACGATTCTTCCATCACCCCCTTCAACTACAAGGGCACGCTGCGCCAGTTTTTGCAGCACCTGATCGACGCACATAACGATCAGGTAAAAAGCAAGATGAAATGCTTCCAGCTTGGCACCGTGACGGCGGCACTGGGCAACCTTGTGGTGCAGTTCGGTGATGCCGACCAATACGGTGTTGGCGAGGACTACGGCAAAGTGTGGGACATTCTGGACAAGCTGGTGCTCAAAGTGTTCGGCGGATATTTTTATTGCAGCTTTGATGCTGCCACCGGTCTGAACATTCTGAACTACTGTGATCAGGCAGTGGAAGCCAAGCGGCAGACCGCCCAGAAAATCGAGTATGGACAAAATCTGCTCAACCTGAGCGAGACCACCGATGCCACCGACCTGTACACCCGCATCTACCCTATCGGCAACAAGCACACAGTGGACACATCCAAGTGGTACTACAAGCTTATGTGGTGGCGGGACACCTCCAAGGATAAGCACGAGGAGCGCTGGGGCATTATGGAAACAGATGCCGCCACCATTGCGCAGTATCTGCCTGCATCGGGCTACTCCTACAACTTGGAAGAGGGCTGGATCCAGAACGATGCAGCCGTGCAGAAGTTCGGCATCATTACCCGCATTGTAGAGCTAGACACAGACAGCGCCAACGACACCTTTGCCGCCGGTGTGCAGGCATTGCAGCAGAACTATGCCATGAAGACCAGTTACGTCATCCGGGCGGTGGATCTTGTGGATGCAGGCTACGACACCGACCGGCTGGATTTTGCCATGTACTCCCACATCGTCAGCACCCCGCACAGTGTGGATGCCGTAATGCTCTGCACAAAACTAGTGGAGCCACTGGAAAAGCCTGCGCAGAAAGAGTTCACCTTCGGCATGACCCGCCGCACCCTGACTGACCGGCAGGTGGCCAACATGGGCACGACCAATCTGCTGCAGGAAAGCGCCTATGCTTCCGAGAAATACCATCAGGATATGCTGAAGCGCTTGTTTGCCTACAAAAGCAGCACAGACAGTAAGCTATCGGATATCTCCAAGGGGCTTTCGAATGCTGTCGTGAAGATGGGAGATCTGCAGAACCAGATCGATGATAACATCACCAGCTGGTTCTATGCCGGCACGCCCACCGCTGCAAACGAGCCTGCAAAAAACTGGACGACCGACACCGCTAAAAAGCAGCACATCGGCGATCTGTATTACGACAAGCTCACCGGTCTGGGCTACCGCTGGGTGCTGGATGGAAGCACCTACAGCTGGACCGTCATCCGTGACACCGGCGTGGCGAAAGCTCTGGCAGACGCTGCTGCGGCACAAGCCACCGCAGACGGCAAGGTGCGATGCTTTGGCGTAACACCCACCCCGCCCTATGATGTAGGCGACATCTGGATGCAGGGCACCGGCGGCGATATCATGCGCTGCCAGACATCCAGACAGTCCGGCAGCTATCAGGCTGCCGACTGGGTGAAAGCGTCCAAATACACGGATGACACCGCCGCAAATCAGGCGAAGCAGGACGCTGCCGAGGCTGCCAAAACCGCCACGAACTTTCTGGAATTTACGCCGCAGAACGGCCTCATCGTCCGGCACGATTCTCTGCCCGGCAAACGGGTACAGATCCTGAACGATGGTATCCGGGTCATGGATGGCAGCAGCATGGTCAATATCCAGTCCAACGCCATCTCCATCACGGACGGTGCAGGCAGCTGCTCTATCCGCAGCGGCGGCATTTACTTCCACGGTATCAGGAACAACCTGATCTACCGCTGGCAGTATAGCACCAATTCCAGCGGCAATCCGGTGGGTGGCTTTTCGTCCCAGATCACCAACATTGACCTTTCCTCGTACTCTGCCGTGCTTCTGGTTTACGACAGCTACAAGGGCGGAACATGGCTTGCCGGTGGCGGTACTGCCGGAAAAATGACTGCGGTCATCCCCGTCAATGGGACAACGTACACCATCATGTACCCGTGGAACACACCGCATTGGAGATCTGTGACAGCGCTTTCCAACGGGATCATGTTCGGAGATGGTATAGAGCGCAAATCCGGCTATAAGGGCATGACCATTTTGGGCGGCTGGTTCTTTGATCTGGAGACCCCATTCAACGATGGCTCCAGCGTAAACAACGCGGTCTGCCGCCCGCTGGAACTGTACGGCTTTATGTGATAGGAGACACCATGGAACACTTTAAATTCAAATGCAAGGTCTGTTCAGACGGGCGGCTGTATGCGGGCGGCTGGTGCCACGAAAGCATCCTCCCGAACCCGCTGCCGCCGGACGAGATCCTGCTGGATGACCTTTCCGGTATTTCCAAGGGATCCTACACGGATTACCTGTGGGACGGAGAAAAGCTGATCTACAGCCCGCCGGAGCCGGAACCGGCCGCGCAGGCAGCAGCGCACGCTGTCGAATCGCACGATGATGGCACGGAGGTGACTTACACGTGAGGGACTATGCCGCAATGGAAGCCATTGCCGCCCAGAATCCGAATCTGAACGATGTGCGCATCTTTCTGGATGCATCCACTACCATTTCCCTGCGTTCCACGTATGGCCTGTGGCTGAAAAAGGATTCGCCCAAGATCGGCCCTGAAGAGCCCGACACGAACCTTGTGGAGGTTCCCGGGGCAGATTTTCTGCTGGATCTGACACGGTCCGTGGATGGTAGTGTGCACTACAAAAAGCGGAAGATCACCATGGAGTTCGTCTGCGGCCGCCCCAAAGCGCAATGGCCCGGCATCCGCGACAAGCTGGAAACGCTGCTGCAGGGACAGTGGGTGCGCTTTTACTTTACCCGCGACAAAGAGACATGGGCCGGGCAGTTCGAGGTATCCCTCACCCCAGATGAAAACGGAAAGGCCACCGTCAGCATGACCGCCACCTGTGACCCCTTCCGCAAAGGCGTGCTGGACGCATCCAATACCGCCCTTCTGGGGCAGGCAGTTCTCGGCTCTGCCATGCTGGGCAACCTGATCCCGGAATCCACAAACGCCGCTGCTGCACCGGCAGTCGCCTTTTCGGCAGAAACCGCCATACAGCAGGCCGCTGCCGTGCAGAGCCTGTCTAGCCCGTCAGATTATCAGGTGCAGCGCTTCCGGGACGGTCAGGTGCTGACTGCTGCACACCTGAACCACATCGAGGACTGGCTTGCCGGTCTGGAAGAGACCACACCGTCCACCGGGTCTGTCACGCCGCAGCAGTATGGTGCTGTCGGAGACGGCATCACGGATGACACGGATGCGCTGAACCAAGTACTGAATCAGAGCAACTGCGTAATCGATGGCGGGAATAAAAGATACAAGTATCTTTCCATCGTTATGGAAAACGTGGAAAACGTGCTCATCCAGAATGTTACATTCTGGAAGGGACAGGAGATGGTTGTAAAAGGGTGTAAAAACATCCGATTTGAAAACTGCCGGTGGGAAGGCATAAACCCGAACGGCACGAACACCGTGTGGACTTGCGGCCTGAAGCTGATGCAGCGGGAAGATGCGAACGGCAATAAGATATGGTGCGAGAATATCACGATAGAAGGATGCGTTTTCTACGACATCTGGTACAACGAAAATGTGCAGGGTTCGTATTCGCACCATGTAAGCGGCATCGGGCTGGTGCCGTTCAGCGTACACAATCTGTTTGTCCGGCACTGCATCTTTTCGCAGATACACGGCAATGCGGCGATCCATTGGAACACATGGGAGAAAACCGGATATTTTGAAATCACGGACAATCTGTTTTACCTGACCTGCTGGGGCAGTGTTTGCCTGTTCCGCTTTGAGGCAGCGTTTCCCAAAATGAGATGTAAGGTGAGTAGCAATCACTTTATCGGCAGTGGACTTGGCTATATGCCGCCCGAATATATGGCAGGAATGGCAGAGCAGGACCGTGGTGTAGGCTGTGCGGCGCTTCTTGGAGGAAACGGACGCGATGTGGCTCCGAGAAAGCAGCACGTCATCTGCGAAAACAACGTCTTTATCGATTGCGTGGAAAGCTCTATCGAAGGTCCTGCATGGAACCCCTGCATCGGCAATTCCTGTTTTGGACAGGGTGCTTTGCAGGATGAAGAAAACTGCCGTCTGATGGAGGAAAAATATCAGCTGGACTACAAATTGCAGGTGCGGTACAACCCGAGCGTTAACTTCATCTACCGTTATACCGAGGAAGGCGACTATGACCCAGAAGATCCGATGGTGTTTTCGGACAACGTGATGGGAAAAAGCTATGTTGACCGGGACGGCTTTATTGCATTCCCGGGGACATATGATTCACCGGTGATATTTACCAATAACACTATGGTGGTGGAAGGTAAAACCGGGCTGTGCACCCACATCCTTTTTGCAAACTTCAACAAAGGACTGCGCTTTGAAAACAACCACGGCATCTATCCCTATTTCAACCAGTGCAGCGTCACGGGAGATTTTATCATTGATGAGATGCTAAGCGAATGGGCTTGCGATTTTTCGAAAGCAAAGCTCATCACGAACCGAAGCTGTGAACGGTTCCCCGAAGCAAGATTTTCAGTCTACGATCCCGCGCAGGCAAAGCTGGAGAACGACCAAGCAAGCATCAAGGACGGCCATGTTATTTTAAAATCGCATGACCTGGAGGTTTCGAGTGACGACACTAAAATCGATCCGGTCTATGATATTTCGAATGACCCGCACTATGATGCAGAAAAAGAAGCTGTGATATTTGATGGAACCTTCGGCATCGATACTGGTGTACAGCTGTTTGCAACAAAACAGGATTTCACGGTCTTGATAAGCTTTCAAATGGACAACTACCACGATGATGGCCTGTTGAATTTCAGCTTTATTCCTGTGCTGAGTTCTATGACTTATGCAGATGATTACAATGAATGCCCAGGCTTTGACGTTGGACTATCTCTTGAAGAGGGCGAAAACGAATCTGCGAAACCGGTTGGCGGCTTTATAACGATCCGAAATTGCTGGAAATTCAGCCAGTGCCCGTCGATTGATATGAACAACTACAGCTCCTACCCGGACAAGGTGTACAACCTGCTGATCATGCGAAAAAGCGGCGTGCTCAAATTCTATGACTTTTATATGCAAAAATATGGAGAAGTGACGGGCAACGACGCGACGGCGATTTTTAACGGCACATTGCGTATCGGGGAAAACATGATGAAACCGATTAACAGTGAAACATACAAGCTGCGCGGAAAAGTGTACCAGTGCAAGGTGTATAACAAAGCGCTCCCGACGAAGCTGCTGGAGGAGATGTTTCCAAACATTTATTCCAATGAGAGCCGCACCAAAGGAAGCGTTACCTGCTATGCTGACAATCGGCAGTACAAAGTACGTATTGTCCGATGTACCTATCTGGAGGTAACGATCGATCTTGGAAAGCACGCATGGCCTGAATATGCCGGTAAGTATCCGAAAGCTGTCGGCATAAAAGTAACAGGACTGTACGGCTTTGACGATGTGATCTGGGTGGGCACCGGAACGGACGGTCACGTATCAAAATGGATCTACAAGAGTGGTGAACTGAAACCGCACGAAGCCATCACCGTGACCATTGCGAACACCGGAACCTGCCCTGACCTTGAGGCGAAGCTTGTCGCATTCCGCTGCGTCAACCTTACGGAAGATTTTGAATGCGTTCCTGCAACAGGGATCGGGGTGAATTGGTCGGGACCGCTTACCATCGCAGCGGGCAGTGAGCTGAAAGGTGATATTGTCCTGACGCCTGCGGGTGCTAACATGAGGAAAGACTTCAAAATGGAAGTCGCAGGCGACTGCATCACGGCGTCCACAAGCGGCATGGCTCTGATCGTGCGCGGAAAGGGTCCTGGAAGCTCGACAATCACGATAACACATATTAGTGGCGCTGTTTATACTTGTACGATCAACGTTACATAAGAAAGGAGGATCCATGGTCGAAAAACAGATATTCCTCTCCCCTGCCGGAGCTGTAAAGACAGCAGGATATGAGCAGCCGCTGCGGCTAGGCTATGCCAAGAACTGGGGCGTATACCGTCTCACGGTCACCGCATCCAGTGAGTGGGCAGGGCTGACCATCCGGGCATTCTGGCACGTGCCGGGCGGCACAGATCCGCCCGCGTCACTGGTGACAGATGGAATGGTGGAAGTACCGGCTCTCGTGACTGCGCTGCCCGGCTGCGGCTGCATCACGTTTGAGGGTACGGATGGAAACCGCACGCTGACCAGCGGCGATCTGGCTTACTGCGTCAGTGCAAACAGCGGCACCGAAGATGGCACCATGCCGGAACCGGGCACCCCGGCATGGCAAGCTTTCCTGAACGCGCACAGCAGCGGCCTTTCCGGCACGGAAAAGCAGGTGCTGCTTGCACTGCTGGCTCCGCTGTCGGAAGGCAATGCCGACGCTACCGCTGCCTATGAAGCGCTGGAAGAGCTGTGGACCGCAGCGCAGCCGGACGAGACCGCCATATTGGGCAAAGCTTTGCTTGGCAGAGCACGCCTGGAAGGGAGAACCATATGACATACCAAATACAGAATTTCCGGGATGGTGAGGTGCTGACAGCCGAACAGCTGAACCATATGGAAGAAGGGATCCGGGATCTTGCCGAGGAATCCGGCAATGGACTGCGCATCGGCACGGTGACCGGTGGCACGACCGCCAGCGCCACCATTGAAAACGGTCGGCTGAACCTCGTGCTGCCCAAAGGTGACCCCGGTGCAGCAGGTGCACAGGGGCCGAAGGGAGATAAGGGCGATACCGGCAAGACCGGTCCGGCTGGCCCTCAGGGCGCTGTCGGTAAGACCGGTCCGGCTGGCCCTGCCGGTGCAGATGGCGCTCCCGGTGACAAGGGTGAAAAAGGCGACCCCGGAGATACAGGTCCGCAGGGTTCCAAGGGCGACAAAGGCGATACCGGTCCGCAGGGTGATCCGGGCAAACCCGGCGCTACGCCGGTGCTGACCATTGGCACGGTAATGACCGGCAGCAATGCATCGGCCAGCATCAGCGGCACAGCTGAAAACCCCAAACTAAACCTGATCCTGCCCCGGGGCGAGACCGGGCCCAAAGGTGACACCGGTCCACAGGGCGAAAAAGGTGACGCAGGTCCGAAAGGCGCAGATGGTGCACAGGGACAGGCTGGCAAAGCAGGCGCAAAGGGCGACACCGGTGCTACCCCGAACCTTACCATTGGTACTGTGACCAGCGGTACAGAAGCGGCAGCAACCATTACCGGCACTGCGGAAGCCCCTGTGCTGAACCTTGTGCTGCCCAAAGGTGAAAAAGGTGAAAAAGGCGATAAGGGTGACACCGGCAGCAGCGGGAGTGGTGGAAGCAACACCAGCGGCAGCACGACAACGAACCTGACCATTGGCACTGTGACCAGCGGCAGCACTGCGAGTGCAACGATTGAGAACGGCAAGCTGAATCTGGTACTGCCCAAGGGCGATACCGGTGCGAAAGGCGATGCTGGCGACAAGGGTGAAACGGGACCGGCAGGACCTGCAGGCGAAGGCTTTACCGAGAACGCAAAAGCGTTGATCCTTTCCCTGCTTGAAAATGCTCTTTACAAAGACAGTCAGATGAAAGCCCCGCTGGATGCCCTACGTGCAGAATGGGGTGCGGGCGGTGATACGGTATCCGTGCAGAGTGTGAGCCTGAGTGCAGCAACGCTGACCTTGACGGAAGGCGACAGCCAGACTCTGACTGCCACGATCCTGCCCGCCAATGCGACCAACCGCACCGTGATCTGGACGGTAAGCCCCAGCGGCTATGCGACCGTGGTAAGCGGCAAAGTGACCGCTGTGCAAGCCGGTTCTTGCAAGGTGACTGCCACCGCAGGCGGAAAGAGCGCCAGCTGCGCGGTGACCATTGAGCAAGCCGAAACCGCAGAGCTGCTGTATACGCTCGCAGCCGAAGAGTCCGCTTCCTCCGCAGAGAGCAAGTGTGTGGATACCGGGCTGAAACTGCTGGAGCACGCCTCCACCGAGACCCCGCAGTATACCATTCTGTGGGAAGCGCAGGTGGCAGGCAATGCAGACGCAAGCACATGGCCGAACATGGTCAACTGTCAGACTGAGACGGGCAGCTTTAATAATATGCCGGGCTTTAATGGCAGCTTGAATCCGAACACTGGCACGATTGATTTTGCTTATTACCTATACAGCAACACCGATGCACGCCTGTGCGATACGTTGGAGCACGCAAAAACTAAGACGCGCTATGTCATTCAAATGAACGGTGCCCAGTATCGTGTTGGCAGCACCCATTGTGCGCTAAGCGAATGGAAAAAGACCGGCGATCCGGTCAGGGATGTACCTGAAACACTTATCTTTGGTGCTTCCTATACCACAACGGGTGAGCACACCCGCTTTCTGGACTGCACCATCTACCAGTGCAAGGTGTACAAAGGTCTGTTGAGCGACATCAAGGTACAAGCATTTATCGGAGGAAACTGATATGGCGATTTATGACAGCAACGGGCAGATCACAAGCGTGCTGACCGGAAAGACAGTGTACATTGCAGGCGACAGCATCGCCTACGGCGAAGGAAGTGTCGGTGGCTACGGCAAACGTCTGGCCGAAAAATACGGGATGGCGTTTGTGAATGAAGCCGTAAGCGGCGCAACGCTGGCTCCGAACATTACCGACAACGTAAACGGCGGCATCCGCACCTGCATCAGCACGGTGGTGACAAGCTCCACGGCGCTTGCAAAGGCAGACTATATCCTGCTGGAGGGCGGCGTGAATGATGCGTGGAACAACGCCCCGGTGGGCACCCTGACCGATGGCTTTGCCGCCACCTACGACGAAACGACCATGACCGGCGCACTGGAAAAAATGCTGGAATTTCTGGCAAAAAACCACAGTGATAAGCGCGTGGCCTACGTGTTCCCGCACGGCGGGCTGTTTGGCAGCAGCGAAAACTGGTACAAGACCTATAAGTCCGCCATTCTTGCAGCGCTGAAAAAGTGGGGCGTGCCCTACGTAGACATTGCGGAGAGCACACCGCCCATGGGCGGCCACGGCATCAGCGGGCTGAGCGACAAGTACACAAGTGACGGCACACACCCCAACGCAGCAGGCTACGAGCGGTTTTATGTAGAGCCCATCGCTGCGCTGCTGCAGCGGCTGTAAGGAAAGGATGTGAAGCGAGATGATCAGACAGTATAGTCTTGCAAAGGACGGCAACCGCAAGCTTGCACCGAGCTTCAATACGCGGGAGTTCCGCTGCCGGGACGGCACCGATACCATCCTCGTGGACGAAACGCTGACCGTGGTGCTGCAGTGCATCCGGGAGCACTTTGGCAAAGCCGTGACCATTACCAGCGGCTACCGCACCCACGAACACAATACCGAGGTAGGCGGCTCCAAGAGCAGCCAGCACCTGCTGGGCAGGGCGGCAGACATCCAGGTGGCGGGCGTGAGCGTGGAGGACGTAGCTGCCTATGCCGAAAGCCTGATGCCTGACTGGGGCGGCGTAGGACGCTACGCCGTCAAGGCGGGCAGAGCCACCGGCTGGGTGCACGTGGATACCCGGCAGAATAAGAGCAGATGGACACTGTAAGGAGGATAGCCACATGGCAAGCTGTTTGATTTCTGATGCACCCTATGCAGCTTGGCTCTCTGACGTACTCGCTACGCTGGAGGAGCACAAGGTCACCAAGATCGCCGTAGCAGCGCCCCTGCCCGGCGGCGAAGTTTTTACCGGCTACTTTGCCATGGGCACCATGGACAAGGCTCTGATGGCGACCAATATTCAGGCAGACGCCACCATGGACGCGATCTGCGCCAATGGCCCGCTGATCCAGCAGGCCTGGGAGGACGCCGAAGAGGACGATGCTGACGATCTGGGGGAGGGGTGAGTCCAATGTGGACTGTAATTGTAGCCGCTGGCATTCCAACCAGCGTGCTGGGCTTCTGCTTCTGGATGCTTGAGCGGCGCATCGAGCGCCGGGAAAAGCAGCAGGAAGCGGCAGAGAAAGCCCGTGAGGAGTTCGAGACCCACCTGTACGAAAGCTCTCTCGCGGCCATCGCACTAGGCGAGGCCACTGCAAGAGCCGTGCAGCGCATCCCGGATGCCCACTGCAACGGCGATATGCACGCCGCCCTAGATTATGCTGCTGCCGTGAAACACCAGCAGCGTGATTTTGTTGCCAAGCGCGGCATCCGCGCTATCATCAACTGAAGAAAGGAACCATAAACATGAAGGCACATACTTACAACGCACCCACTATCTCTGCAGGCACTATCGCCCGCACCGCTGTCCTGCTGCTGGCACTGGCCAATCAGGTGCTGAGCGCTCTGGGCAAGCCCGTACTGCCCATCGAGAGCGCCACCGTGGAGCAGTTGGTCACGGCGGGCATTACCACCGTGGCCGCGCTGATCGCATGGTGGAAGAATAACTCTTTCACCGCCGCCGCACTGGAAGCAGACAAGACCTATGACCGCCTGAAGGCGCAGGGCAAGTGATCTGTACATGACAAGAGCCGCAGCTCCCATTGCAAGGAGCTGCGGCTCTTTTTTGTTGTGTAAAGCACCTGTATAAATTATCACAATTGCGCGTATTGTCGTGTCTTATTGCGTGTCGTGCATTGTCGTGCGCTGTGCCATGTTGCGGTTTATGTTGCGGTTTTTCTGAAACCTCAATTTTTTGAAAAGAAAAAATCCCGCAAAATCTTACGTTTTAAACGTAGTTTCGCGGGATTTTTGGAGCTACTGACCTGATTCGAACAGGCGACCTGCTCATTACGAGTGAGCTGCTCTACCAGCTGAGCCACAGTAGCACATTGCACATCTGCTGCAACAGGCAATATTTTACCATATTTCTGCTGCACTGTCAAGGCCGGATTTCCTGTAAGCGGGGCAGCTTTTGCAGGGCGTTTCACAAAAAGTTATTGCATTTTAGCCCGGCTGCTTTATAATAGAATTGATTGCGCAAAAGGCTGCGCCTTTTGCCGGAAAGGACGAGCTGCACCATGATCTTTGTTCCCCTGCTGCACTACTTTTTGTGCAAGAATGATTACAGCGGCAACGAAGCCGGACTGCGCTACCGGCTTACGCCGGGCAAACGCACCGTGCCGGATCCGGACAGCGGCGCGGATGCCACCAAGGAGGAAAAGATCCTCACTGTGGACTACTGGCCCGCGCCTTGGACGATTGACAAGACCGACCCCGCCCTACGCCGCCGGGAGGTATTTCCGCTGACGGACGAAGGGCGTGCCGCCGCCGCGCAGTATCTGAAGGACGCCTACGATGCCGAGCCGGAGCGCTGGAACAACTGCCCGGACATGATGGACTGCGACCCTTGGGAGCCGCCCGCCGAGCCGGATACTGCCAACGAATGAACCGAACGAGGAAACCATGATCTACCGTTTGAAAGAACTGAAGGGCGATACTATCGCCGTGCCGCAGCTGGTGTTCTCCAAGCTGGGCATTGCCGAAGAATACAATGTGCGGGTGGCGCTGTATGTGCTGGCCACCGGCGT